AAAAGAAAAATCCATGCTAAAGGGCATCCACACGGATGTCTTTTATTATGCATTTTTCGAAAGGAGGGAAATGCTTTGAGATTTATAAAAGAAATAACACTGTTTGCTCCATCCGGTACACTGAAAAGATTCCAAGGGTTGGAAACAAGCTTTAAAGTTGAACAGGGCAAGATCAGTGCTTTAATTTCAGAGAGTGAACTGACAGAGCTTCGAAATGGCAATAAAACCATGTACAGCCGTCTGTATTCGGCAGAGCAGACGGTAAGCGGTCTGGAAAAATTGTATACAGATGTAACGGGAAAATATGACGCTGTAAGCAAACAGTATACTTCTCTGGATACAAAAGTTGGTGAATATAAATCCGCAGTAGATGGATTTTCAGGGGAACTACAGCAGTTGTCTACAACAATTAATGATGACTATAGCACCACCAAATCAATGCAAACTTATGTAAAAGCACAGGTAGATGGATTAAGCACTGCGGTATCAGAAACTTATGTTAAGACTGATACGCTTAGTGGATATTCGACCACAGAGCAAACGAAGAGCATGATTGACCAGAAGACTGATCAAATCAAACTAGATGTGCGTGAAAAAATATATGGTACTAATTATTGTAAAAATGGAACATTTGAAACATTTACTGGCTGGGTTGCATATGCCGACAAAAAACCTCGTACAACTCACTTAGGAAAAACATGTGCTTATCTGGTTTCTGGGAATTCAATTTGGATGAATTATGATTATACGGTTGATGCAGATGAATCTAATACGATAATATTTGAGGCTGCTAGTCCTGAAAAGGTTGCACTAAATATAAAAATTGACGATACTACAATCAAAACATTTTATTCATCGGAAATGTCTGAGGAATGGAAAGAATTTTCAGTTGATGTAAAACTGAAAAAAGGAAAACATACCATTCAATTTGTGACATCTTCTAACGCATCTGTTCTTTATGTAACAAATGTTCAGATAAAGCAGGATATCATAGAATCAACACATAGCCAGATAAATATCCTTCAGAGTTCTATTGAATCTAAAGTATCTAAGAATGGAATCATTTCATCAATCAATCAGTCTTCTGAAAAGGTTTCTATTAGTGCAAACAAAATCAATTTTAATGGACTGGTTACGGCAAATAATTATTTCCAGATTCTCACAGACGGTTCATTCGTGGCTACATATGGAACTCTGGGTGGTTGGACAGTTAAAGACGGGATTATAAAATCTAATGATCAGAAATTAACTTTAGATCCGGCAAATGACCGAATATATTTCAATGATGACGATGATGACCATATAACTGAATTGTCACCAGATGGGACAAGGACAAACTATTTGACTGTTGATGGTGGCATTGTTGGAGGAGACGCTGCATTGCTTATCAGTGCAGGGTCTTCATCCCGTATTCAGTTTTATGATTCTTTTTCAGACGATGGCGAAGATGCAATCAAACTCCAAGGAAACCTAGAAGTCCGTGGAACCAAATCACGCGTAGCCCGAACGGAGAATTTCTCTGATCGGCTATTGTACTGCTACGAAACTCCGACACCAATGTTTGGAGATCTTGGTTGTGGGAAGACCAATGATAGAGGAATCGCGATTGTTGATATAGATCCGGCATTTTCGGAAACAATAAATTCCGGAATTGAGTATCAGGTATTTCTGCAGAAGGAAGGAGATGGTGATATATGGATAGAAGAAAAGGATACGGAGTATTTTATGGTGAAGGGGACACCGAATTTAAAGTTTTCCTGGGAGGTTAAGTGTATCCAGAAAAGCTTTGAACACTTGCGACTAGACGAGAAAGAAGTACAGGAAGCAGCGCAGAAAGATGCCAGAGATGCCCAGAAGGACTATAACATTATTATCGACACGATTGTCGAAGACTACGACAAAGAAATGGAGGAATTGATCAATGAAAGTAATTAAGATTATCAGCATCATCAATCAGGGTGGAGAATATTCCATTACTACTACTTATAACGAGGTAGATGACAATGGTGCTATTGTAAAAAGAAATGTAAAAGCACCAACATTTTATGCTGTAGGTGATATGCTTAATCACGTAAAAGCAATAGAAGATCAGACAAAAGAACGAATTTGAGGACAATATATGGAGAGAATCAGAGCGGAGCCGTGAGGCTCTATTTATTTTACTTAAAATTGCGCCGGCGCAACCGGAGAAAGTGTGAAAAAGTGAAAGAAATACTCATGCAGACATATACTATTGTATTACCGGCCCTGTTGGGATATATTGTATGGCTTTTGAAGAATCAGAAAAAAGACAGGGATGCCAACAGTAAAGGTACAATGCTCCTGCTCCGTACACAGCTGATCGAGTATCATGCGAAATATATGCAGCTGGGTGACATCCCATCATATGCATATCAGAATTTCTGTGAGATGTATGATGCATATCATGCACTGGGCGGGAACGGGATGGTAACAAAAATGAAACAGGAAATTGAAGAACTGCATATCAAGCGAAAAGGAGAATGAATATGGATATTAACGTAATGATGCAGTATGTAACCTATGGACTGGCACTGATCGGAGTGCTTGCATTTCTGGTATCGATTATCGTGCAGGTAATTAAGGAGATGCCTGGGATCAATAAGATTCCAACGAGTATTGTGGCACTGGTCACATCGCTGATTCTCTGCCCGGTGGCACTGGTCATCTTATGTACATATTATAAGATGGTAATCACCTGGTATTATATATTTGCTTCTTTTATTGCCGCATTCGTAGTTTATTTAGTGGCAACAGGCGGTTGGGAAAAAGTCAAGAGTATCTGGGATAGAACGAAATATAAAGATTCAGAGGGCGAGTGATCGTCCTCTTTTTAGTGGAGGAATACAAATGCTAAAGATTATGGGACAGGCTGCAGCTACCGTAACGCAGATGCAGACCTATATCAAAAAAGTTAATCCAAAGGCGCCCGATTCGGTTATCAAGATGATTCCGTTGTACATTTCTGAAGGAGCAATCGAGGGAGTAAGAGGTGACATTGCCTTTGCTCAGAGCTGTCTGGAAACAGGCAACTTCACATTCTCAGAGTCAGCAGTTACCCTGGACCAGAATAATTTCTGTGGAATGGGAGTGACCAAGAATGGAGTAAAAGGCAACAGTTTCAAGACCCCAGCCGAAGGCATCCGGGCACAGATTCAGCACCTGCAGGCATACGCATCTACCAGCCGTCTGAAACAGACTGTTGTAGATCCACGATACACATATGTGACCAGGGGATGTGCAGAGTATGTCGAGTACTTGGGAATCCAGGAGAACCCTAAACACCAGGGATGGGCTGCCGGAAAAGATTATGGAAAGAAAATCATTGCTATTCTGGATAGCATCTTATCAGTTACAAGTGAACAGGAAGTTACAGAAAAGGAGAACACAATGAATATCAACACAAGTTTAATCAGTAACAATAACAGCTACGCAGGTCAGACTCCAAAATACATTGTAATTCATAACACAGACAATTATTCTAAGGGAGCCAATGCAAAGGCACATGCTAAAGCTCAGCATGATGGCAATTTCAAGGGCTATTCCGCCCATGTATTTGTTGATGACGCAGGAGCATACCAGGCCCTTCCGTATGACAGAGGCGCTTGGCACGTTGGAGTCAACTATGGCGGCCGTCTGTTCGGAACAGTAAATAACCATAATTCTATCGGAATCGAAATGTGTGTACAGTCTGGTTACAATTACGAAAAGGCATTCCAGAACACAGTGGCAGTGTGCAAGCAGATCATGAAGCGGTTCAACATTCCAGCCGAAAGAGTGCTGCAGCATTATGACGTATGTGCCAAGAATTGCCCGTCTGCGATTCGAGCTAAAGGTGATTGGAACCGGTTTAAGCAGCTGATCGGAGCCGAGACTACAGCCGTAACTGTAGATAAATATTATCGTACAAGAAAGACATGGGAAGACAGCAAAAGCCAGATTGGAGCATACAAGATTCTGGAAAATGCCAAGAAAGAATGGAAAGAAGGATATACAATCTACGACTGGAACGGAAAAGCAGTATATCCGGAGAATCAGACTAAACAGAAAGCAGATCTTACTGCAGAGCTGAAAGTTCAGCTCCCTGTTATCCAAGAAGGTTCCACTGGGGCAGCAGTTCTTGCTCTGCAGGCGGTACTTAAAACATCTGTTAATGGAGTGTTCGGAAGTAGTACAAAAGAATCATTGAAGAACTTCCAGAAGAATGTGAAACTTGATGTAGATGGATGCTGTGGAAAGAATACCTGGAGTAAGATCGTAGATCATATGAAAGAGAATACTTTCAAGTCTTAATATAATAAGAAGAAATCCCGGCAGGTACCCACTGCCGGGAAGATATTGTATCATCATTTCGTGTGAACTTTCGTGAGAACCAGTAAGCATTTTTCATGTTTTTGCTCACTTTATACAGTAATTGAGAACATAATAAAAACATTGATTTTATAAGGGTTTCCAGACTTTCCTTGTATTTACTGGTGTTTGCAAAATTCTTCAAAAATCGGTTCGAGTCCGGCCAGCGGCACTTAACTCAGGCTCTCTGATAATCAGAGAGCTTTTTTGATTATCAACATTGTAGCTTTTTTATGAAAAGTTTATAAAATTTCATAGAATGGACATTGAATCTTGGAAAGAAAAATGATA